CTTTCGATTAAATCTATCCGCTGCGGCAGCTCCAAGTAGTCCTGCGCCGACATGCTTAAACACACATCCGCAATCAGCGCGTGAATTTCCGTGGCTGCGTTGGGCTTGATCGTCCATCGGTAGCCCATGTAGTCCTGATCAAAAAACCGCTGCTTGAACCCACTCAACGTGCGCCCCAAGCGCTGCCCGAAGTCCACCAAGTACATCTGTGACCACAAGTCCATCAGGCTATTCGGGGCGGGTGTGCCTGTCAGCAGCACCACGTAGCGCACGTGCGGGGTCACGCGCTTGAGCGCCTTCCACCGCTGGGCGCTGCTGCTCTTAAAGCTGCTCGACTCATCCACAACGAGCGCATCGAACGGCCAGCCGTTGGCGTAGTGCTTCACCAGCCACGGCACGTTCTCCCGGTTGATGGTGTAGATGTCTGCAGTGCGCTGCAGGGCGCTGATGCGTTTACGCTCAGTGCCCGTGCACACGCTCACCGACAGGTAGTTCAGATGCTCCCACTTGCGGCACTCTTGCTCCCAGACCGAGTTGGCAACCTTGAGCGGTGCAATCACCAACACCCGTCTCACCTCACAACCATCCAACAGGTCACTCGCTGCGCTTAGGGTGCTGGCCGTCTTGCCAAGACCCATCTCTAGCAGCAACATGCAGCGCTTGGTCTTCTTGATAAACTCAATGGCTCGCGACTGGTACTCGTGTAAGTCTCTCTTAAAAAGCATCATCCACCCCCTGTATCGTATCGATAACATAGACCGTGCAACCGAGCGCCCTGCGCCGCTCATGATCTTTGAGCTGCTTGAGGGTTGGCTTGGCGCCGGGGCGCTTGCACTCCACAAACACAATGCGCCCCCCGGGCAGTGTCACCAGCCGGTCAGGCACGGATCGTTTGGCGGGGGATGTGAACTTCTCACACTCACCCCCAAGCTTTTTGATCTTCGCCACCAACGCCCTCTCCACGTCACGCTCAAGCATCACCGCCTCCAACTTCACACAATAATTTCTCAGCTATCTTCACGTAGGCCGCGTAGTCAACATCGTCTGGGAACGTGTCGGGCAGTGTCATCAGTGGGATAGCGCCCGCAGACTTAGCCACGCGGTTACTGTTGGTGGAATAATGAATGCACTCATCTTTCCCAACGCGGGTGGACAGGTAGAAGCGCACCGCCTTGCCCAAGAACGTACCTCGCCACTGCGCTCCGCCCGTGACGCGGCGCACCGTGCAGAACTGTGTGATGTCCTTGCAGTCCCGGATCGTCTGCTCGATGGGGTAGTCCATAACAATGTGCTGCGCCACGGCGTCGTACACGATGGGCTGGTCTGGGTTCTTCTGCAGACCTATTGGCGCGAAGCAGCCCTTACCCTTGATCGTGCCGTCGAGCTTACCGGCCACGTAGTTGTTTACGTCCCGGCTGGCGATTACTGTGTAGTCGGTGCGCTCAAGCACGTAGGTTGTGTCCAGCATCCAGTTCCACGCCACCTCCTTCACCGCCGCCTCCAGCGAGGTCTTGTGGTGCAGCACGATCCCATCGGTGTTAGCACTGAGCACCCGCGCCCCCACGGCCACCATGCGCTCGATCAGCATCAGCAGCGCCAGCTGCCCAGTGACAGTGGTCTGTATCAATAGGTCGGGTGCGTACAGCGCACTGTACTTGCTGCCCAGCTTGCCGAAGCTGCCGTTGACGGCAATCTTGAGCGTGTCGGCTGTAACCTTGTCGCCCGCCTTCTTGGCCGCCATGCGCCGCTCAACAATTGATTGATACACTTCTAGGAACGGTGTGCCAAGCGCCTTGGGCGAAAGGCGCTGCTGCAGCACGATGTTGGGGTAGTAACTGGCAACGTCCCAGTCCGAGATCATCTCATCAGGCGCGGCGTACACCCTCTGGCGTGTCTCACACGAGTGCAGACCCCCAATCCCCATCCGGTAGCTGGCGCCACCCAAGACGATCTTAGTCTGGCGCAGCCACTGCGGCATGACCACCGAGCCATTACTGCCCACACAGAACCGCTCATCAAGGATTGCCTGAAACACTTTGCGTAGCTGCGGGTCTTGGAACTGCACAATCTTTGGATCTAAGTACCCGAACGCGTAGTTGTCCTCAAGCTTGGGGGCACTGTATTTCTCATCCGTGAGCTTCTCCAGCTCCGACTTGATCACCGTCTCAGCAATCTGCGCGTCCGACTTACTGCGCAGATCCATCCCGTACTGCTGCGACATCTCAGCGCGCAGATCAATGGTCGGCTTTAACGCACTGTAGAGCATGTGCGTGGTGTCCAGATCGTTCGTGCAGTAGTCGCGCATCATCTGCCGCTGGTGCGGCTCAATGCTCTGATCCGGCTTGATGGGGAGGTCTTGTATCGTGGGGGCGTTCATGCGCCCACCGTAAATCTTCAGGCTTGAGCGCCCCGGTGAGACATCCATCAGGTCGATGTGATCCCACTTAGTGGGTATGGTAATGCCCCACTCTCGGCAGACCTTCCACGAAGGGTAGCCGCTGTTGATGATCGCGTCAGCGAGATCCTTTATGCGTTGGCAGTTCCAACCATTCAAGGCCGCAACGATAATTGGCAGGTCAAACGACACCCCGTTAAAACTGACCGTGGTGTTCTTTTCCATAATCTTATTAATACGCGCCTTGTTCAGCGCCTGCCCCTCAAACATATCAATGTGCACAGCGTTACCCGTGTGTATATTTTTCGCAGCGAACAAAAAATAGTCTTTGTAGACTTCGGTATCTATCACAATCACGAGGAGTTGCCTCAGATAAAATGGCCGCCATGAGGCGGCCACTTGTCTTCGTTTGACTTGCTGGGCTTGTTTAACTTAGAACTTAAATTCTTCGTCATCGTCACCGAACGCGTCAAACTCATTCGGACTTACCCCACCATCACCGAACGGCTCACCGTCACGCACGAACTGGACAGCGTCAAGCTGCGCGTTGATGCGTTTGCCATACTGGTTGTTCTGCGCCCACAGGCTGACGATTGCGTTGACGTAACACCCAGCATAGACAATGTTGTCACTCTCCACGATCGGGGTCTTGTCGCGGGTAATCACCAGCGGTCGCCGCTTGGTGCTTGCTTTAAGCACCATCGCGTTGTGGAACTCTTCGCGGCCACTGTCGTCACCGTCCTTGAGTGCCAGCTTGTCAGGCGCAACCTTGCCCTTAAGCTCAGTCTTACACAGAGCATCAATCGCGGCGGTGATCTCCTTGATCACTTCAGCGTGTTGCTTTTTATCCAGTATGAAGCTTGCCTCATACTTGCCTGTGTCTTCACCACCGAACTTCGCAGTGTTGAACAGTGATGGAAAACTCAGTCTTGTCGTAGCGATTTTAATTTTCATCTTTTTTTCCTTTGCAGTTTATTTTCTTACAGTTTTTGGGGTCGAGCGGTCTAACGGTTATAAGTATGCACTGCTGTTTATATACCTGTCAATCATCGAACGCACTGGCCGTCACACTCAGCGATGGGCGTGAGTCAAACTGCGTGACCATCGTGGGTTTGCCTTGGCTCTTGCTGATCAGCGGCTCGATCAGGTCGGTGCGCTTTCGTGTGAGCAGCTTCTCAGCCTTGGCAACCGAGAGCAGCGATCGCTCGTAAGCTTTATCACCCAGCGCGGTTACCAGTACCTTCTCAGCCTGCGCTTCATCTGCCCAGCTTCGGGAGGTGCGCCCTGCTACCAGCTTGTAACCCGGCACATCCTCCCCGCGCTCAAGCTGCTCGAACAGGTGCGTCTCCAGTGCATCGAGCCACGAGACGATCAGCTTCTTCGCCCCGAACGCCTTGACCTGCTGCGCTTGGCTCAACTGGTCTGGGTTGTCCATCTCATCGAGGTTGTCAAAGTCAGCGCCAATCACCTCGATTGTTTTACGCATCAGCGCGGGGCAGGTCGCCTTGGCGGTACACCACTGGCACTGCTTCTCCCCAGCCACGCGGGGCGCATCGGGGGCGAGCGCCGCCTCGGCGCGTTCGCGTATCCACGCCCCACGCTTGAGCAGCTCCTCCACTGAGATTTCCCACTCATCGATGTGGTCGCGCCGTGGCTGCACGATGCTGATGACCACCCGCTCGATGCGACTTAAGTGGCTGAAGTCGTCCAGCGCGCCGAGTGCGTACAGCATCCCCTGTGAGTTCTCATGCGCCTCAACCAAGTGACCCTTGCCGTACTTAAGATCGATCACCCGCAGCGTACCCTCATCCAAGATCACCGCGTCAGCTGTGCCGAACCCATCTGGAACCCAGTCACCGAAGGACACCCGCTGCTCGTACTCGTGTCGTCCACTGAACCCTTTAACGTAGTCCACATAGACCTGCACATAGTCGGCCATGTACTCGTCAACGCTGAACGCGTTGTTCTCGAGCAGAGCCTTGCCTATCCAGTCCCGTGCGTTGCCGCCACGGGTAAGCACCAGCTCCGCCAGCTCGTGCGCCGCCGTACCCTCGTCAGCTGCAAAGCTTGTGCTTTCGGGGAACGCCTCCTGCGCCTTGACGCTGCCCGGACAGTACAACCAGCGGTGTGAGCCGCTCGCGCCCAGCTTGGCGTGTTTGGCTGGCGTAATCATCGCAGTGCCTCCAACGCCAGCTTGAGGGCTGGTAGCTTGTCTACATGGATGTCCGCCAGTGTCGGTGCGCCGTGATTGCCAATGGTCTGACGCACCAGCTCCTGCTTGCTGCGGTCGTCCCGTATGATCTTCAGCACCAAGTCCGTCAGCTCCTCGCGGCTGATCGGTTGCGCTTTTGTAGCAGTCGCTACAATTTCCACGGCGGGTACTGGGGCGGTCTCGGGTGCAGTGGGTGTTGGGTCAGCGGTGGGTGTGGGGTCAGTGGTGGGTGTGGGTTTGTTGCGCGTACCACCCTGTGCAGCGATCGCTAGGCGCAGTGCGCGTATTTCGATGGTCAACTCTTGAATGACGGTCTCTAACATTTTTTTCTCCGGTTTTGTTGCGTTTTGGTAACCGCGAATATAAGCTTCACTTATGTCTGTGTCAACTGTGTTTTAGAGGTTTTTATGATTTGGAAAATATGTCGTCATCTGGGCGGGGTCACTGCAACCGCACAGGCGTTGGGTGTGTCCCAGCCTGCTGTTAGCCAGTGGCTGACGCTGGGGTGGTTGCCGTCATCACGCGCCGCGCAGGTGGAGCTGTTAACTAAGGGCAAGTTCACGGCGGTGGAGCTGTGTCAACACGCGCAGAAGGTGCAGGCACGGCGCAGGGCGTCCAGAGCGAAGGCTCGCGAGCGTCTGATTGCCCGTGAGCAGCGCGCCGTCAACAGTGTCAGTGCCCAGCGCGAGCGAGTGCGAGCGGCCAAGGCCGATGCGCTGGCAACCTACGGTACTCTACCATGAGCGGCGCAGCGCAGGTCGTGCAGGTCTTCCCCGTTCGCAAGTACTACGACAGCGTCAAGGACAAGTGGGCGAAGATACCCGCCATCCCCAAGGGCACGGACTGGCGCACATTCAAGGCGCACCCATCGAGCCTAGTGCACAGCGCGAACGTGGGGGTTGTCATCCCGC